GAGCACCTGCTTCACCGCCTCGCTGCGGAACTCCTCCGTGTACTGCCTGCTGCTACTCATAGATACCTCGGTCATTGCCATGAAGTATGGCCCCTAGGTGTCTACAAAAACCTGGCCGGTCCAGGAGAACTTGCCGCCGCGTCGCGTTGACGCCACCAACGGGACGTGACGAAAAATCACCAGAAAGTTTCGACACCTAGACCGGATGTTCCCTTACGGAGAGGGATTTTTGCCCATGAAGACTAAGCCAACCCCTCCCAAACTGACCGAGAAGCAGCGCCAGTTCGTCGTCAACAAGGTTGCGGGCTGCACCAACCGGGATGCTGCCGTGGCTGCTGGCTACGCGGTGGGAAGTGCATCCGCAGCTGCCGACAAGCTCATGGCGATGCCTGCCATCCGTGCGGCCATCAAAGCCGCCAGCAAGGCCACGCCCGGCGTGGACATGAAGCCCGCCAGCGTCCCGACCATGCCGCGCGACAAGTACGCCGACCCCAAGCAGTTCCTGCTGGACGTGATGAACCTGGACGGCCTGCCCATCGCTGTGCGTGCGGATGCCGCCAAGCAGCTGCTGCCGTATTGCCACGCCCGCATTGGCGAGGTCGGCAAGAAGGCAACCAAGAAAGAGAACGCCACCGCCATGTCGCGTGGCCGTCACAAGTTTGCGACCAAAGCCCCGCCGCAGCTTCATGTGGTGCGCAACGAATAGCGCCAAGGTGCAGCCGGATTAGGTGTGAGTGCCGGCGTTCATGGAAAACCGCACCAGCAGTCGCGGCGTACCCCTAGGTGCCGTGAGATTGCATAGGCCCCGGTAGCTCGCCAAGGGAGTTACCGGGGCCTTGTTTCACTGACGGCCCAATACTTCGTTGATGACACCACGAACAAGCGCTTCGTTTGGATAGACGACGGCAAGAAATTCAGCCTCGCTCTCTTTCGCAATTCCCACGTCTGTCCGAACAGCAGCAATAGCCCGCAACATGGCTTTCCCAAGATCCAGCGTGTTATCAAGGCAATGCGCCACAAGGACCCGGTGATTTTCAGCAACCGACGTGTCATCGTCTTCCTGGACACGATCTAGGTCCATGCGGATTTTCATGCCGCGCATGAACAACGGTCCCAGCTTGTCGATGAACTCTTTTCCAGCCTTGGCTGCCGGCAGACTTGCTACGCTAGTCGCCACATTGATAGCGGTCATTCCGCTTTGAAAATGTTTCATTGTCTCCGAGAAATCTATCCCCATGTTCGGCAAGCTAGCGAACGCTTGCATCGCCTGGGTCATACCACGCACACCTTCGAACAGGATGTCTCGCTTCGTTTCCAACTCGCGGTCAGCGGCCTTCTGCGCACTATCTTGCCTCAATTGCCACACGGCTATGATCGCAGTTAGACAGATGCCGACTGCCGTCCATTCAATCTGATATCCAAGCGCATCGGAAATTAGCTCGCCAAGAATTGCAGCCGCGACGAGAAGGGGGATAGTCCACGTCAACTTGTTCATGAGCGAGGCTCCCCGCCGATCCCGAATACTGTTGTCTCGGCCAGGTACTCGCGATCACAGTAGGGACAACAGTTGGCATGCTGCGACTTTCGGATGAGATGCAGAAGCGTGTAATCCCTCTCCCAGCACAGGAGACAGTACGGATCGCCCTCCGGGTTTCCGTGCGCATCTGGCAGGTAGTAAGCGTCAAGGCGTTTGACGACGGACACCTTTCGCTCCAGCGCTGAACTGAGGCGACGAATCTCGTTGTAGAGGTCTAATCGCTCGCCGTTCGCGAACGACATGGCATCTTGCGCTCGGACCAGTTGCTCCGTCACATCGAGCGCGACTGCTCGCTCCGCACCTTGAGGCAGGGAACTCTCGCCTTCCAATAATAGCTTTTGTGTGCGCAGCGCTTCTTCAAGTGACGCCCGAGCAACCCCGATTGAGTCCCAGCCCATCCCCGTTCCCGATGCACCCTGTTGACGGAAGTGTGGCGAGATTCGCGAGGACGTCAACGGCAGCATTACCGACTCCGACGATGCCGATAGCTCTGCCAATGCTGCCGCGTGGCCATTTGCCTGAGCAGTGAGTCTAGCTGCTGGCACGCTGCTGGCATGAAAAACCCGGCTCGCTGGCCGGGTCTGTCTGATCCCACAAAAATTACTGATATTTCAGTCGTTTAAGTGGTGGGCGGTACAGGGTTCGAACCTGTGACCCCTACCATGTCAAGGTCCCGGAAGATCAGCAAAATCAAAGACAAGGCCGATCCAAGCTGATCGTACCCACCCCAATAGGATCAATCACTTGCCGGTGCCTTGGGGTCAGCTTTGGGTCACCCTTGGTTCCGCCAGCAGATGACCTCAAGCAACTCGCCGGCAGAGCGGAGCAATCTGGGGAACCGTAAGGTCTGCCGGCTTCAGCGGGCGCGATGCCAGGGCGGTAGGCAGCCATGCGAACCGAAACTCCCTTTGCGGCACATAGGATTCGGGCTTGACGAAAGCAGGCTCGAAGGGATCCTCCATCGCCGTGTACGTCCTGCTTCGATATGTCACAGGGCCAGCCCCCGCGTTACCGACCAGGCCAACTCCTGTAGCCATCGCCGTGACATGCATTCCGAAAAGGAAGGGCGATACAATCTCTACGCAGTAAGGTCCAAATCGGCTCGCAAAGTAGTCATCGTCGCGCACGCAGCTCACGCAATAAAGGTAGGCATCCTCGAGCTTAGTCGTGCTCGTACAGTCCTCTATGTGGCCGTTAGAACAGCCGGGACTAATGCCGATGCCGGCGCGGCGCGCCACTTCAACAAAGTCGGGATCCTGAGATCCACCACGAATCGTACCGGTTTCGTAGAATCCCATGCCCTCCTCTCGATCACCTTGCTCGGCACTTTCATAACCCCGACACACTTCGAACGTGGTCAGACGGAGCCGGCCCGCGACTAGGCCATCAGCGAATCGGGATTCGTCGAAGTATCGATATACGACAGGGGGCCATTCCGCTCTATTGGGCATCGCCGAGCACCTGATGAACTCCCGCTATTTGACGCCTCGGCGGCGTCCGACTCAACTGCGTGCGCGCGCTACGCGCCTCACCTCGTAGATCGCACCCCCAGTGGAGTGCCAATCCTCCGGCGCCCCGTTCGGCAGCGCCTCCGGCGGCTCGGTGGCGATGTGGGCAGCCTGGTAGCCATTCGGGCCGGGGATGCGCAGCGGCCAAACGATGATCCTGCCGGCAACCGCCGGGTTCACGAGCACCACGGTGTCGCCGTTCTGCATGCGCGCTGGCTGGTCCGAAACTTGCCCGTTGGGTAGGGTCGGGGGCTCGCGGTCGTGCATTGCCGCCCCGGTCAGTCCTTCAACCGACCGTTCTCGTCCAGGTGGCCCCGCCACCAATCCTTGCGCCCCCTGCCCTTGCGCCTGGCGTTCTCGCGGGCCTGGGCCGCCGCGACCTCCTCGGGCGTGCGCGTGTCGTTCCCCAGGTGGGTCAGCTCGTCAAACATACCGGGCCACACGCCCCGGCTGGTCTCGTTGTCGCGTCGGTCAGTGCTCATGGCCACAGCCTACTGTTCGGCGTCGCGCCGTCTGCGACCGATCAGGCAGGAGAAAGAGACTTGGCGACTTGTCGCGCCCAAGCCCGCCCCTGCCCGGAAGCCGAGAGATCCATGCGCACGACGGGCCCGTCGCCCTCAACAGGCCTCAACTCGAGAAAGAAGACAAAGTTGGTTTCGGAATAGAGCCGCACCGCTTCCTCGACACCCATGCTCTTTGGCAGCCAGATCAAGTCGTTCCAGCACACCAATCCGTGGTGATCCCAGGCGCAGACCCGGAACTGCCGCATCTCATCGGCCGCGAAAACGACTCTCCCCAGACCAATGGCCGCCGTGAAGCGATGGGCCGCTTCGTTGGCCGTCATCTTCGATCGGTCCATACACCCACCTCGCGCACCCTGCGCCCAGACACCCATGGCAAAAATAGCCATCGAATGTGAATACCGCGTAGAGGCTCAGGCCGCCAGGCGGTGCTCGTAGAACGGGTGCCGCTTGTCGTCGAAGATGGCGTACAGGGCGGCCAGATTGTTCGGGTCGGGGTTGAGCCAGGCATCGATGTGCTCGGGCTTGATATTGATGATCGTCCGGTCGTGGCCGGCCTCGGCTACCTCGGGCTCCGGGTCATCGGTGATCGCCGCGAAGCTGAGCAGATCCGGGGCCTGGCCCTTCGGGTCGGTCCAGTGCGACCAGAGGCATGCGACCAGCATGGGCTCGCCGGTGCGCGGCGTGAACTGCAGCCGAAGGTTCTTGCCGTCGGGGCCTTCGACGTTCTCGAAGAAGGTGTTCACCACCAGCAGGCCATGCCGGCGGCCGAAGGTGCCGCGCCAAAACTTCTCCAGGCTGTCGCGGCGGGCGTTGTAGGTCCCCGGGTACTTCTCGTCGAAGAACGCCGGCGAGCCCTCGACCCGGCACTGGTAGCGCATGGGCTTGATCACCCTCCGGCCGCCCTCGCTGATGATCACCGGGGCGTAGACGCCGGGGAATATCCTGCTGTCGCGGGCCTCGGGCTCCGTGCGACGCAGGTCGTCCAGCTTCTGCTCGGCGCGGTCAATATTGTTGCCGGCCACCCGAACGTCGGTCTCGGCCTTCTTCGTGATTTTGGTCTGCAAGGACCGCTGGGCGGTGTTGAGCCGGGTCTTCTGGCTGAACAGGACCTCCTCCCAGCGGGAGGCCTCGTCCTGGTTCCACTCGCGTATCTCGGCGGCAATGCCGGCCACCTCGGCCTGGTCGGACAGCAGGAAGCCGTCGTCCATCGCCTTCGGGGTCTTTGGCCTGGCCTTACCGGCGTCGTGGAAGTAGAGCTTGGTGAAGTCGGCCAGCGACATGATCGCGCCGTACGTGCGGACCAGCTTCTTGTAGTCGGCCTGGACCTGGGCGGAGTAGCACATGGCTCAGGCCTCCCGCGGCGCCGGGTCGATCAGGCCGTGGCGAGCCATGATGGCCTCGACCTGGTCTTCAACCCAAGATCGCTCATGGCCAGCCTGATCGGCGATGTCCTCGCCCATGCAGGCGATCGCCTCCAGAGCCTCACCGTCATGGATCTGCAGCATGCCTGGCACCGCGGCGTCGAGATTGGCCAGCAACTTGGCCAGGTCGTCTCGGGACAGGGGCATGGGTCAGCTCCGGGCGGGACGACAGGGTAGCACTGGGGTACACAGCCCCTCCCAAGCTCGCCGACCCAAACGAAACGAAATGAACGCATTCAGGATGAAGGCGCCGAATTCTCGTGACAATATGAACGCCACATGAATATTGTATGCACATGTCGCACACAATGCGACACAACATCTAGTGGAACTACAGCCAATTGGCCAGTCGAGCCACTACATGTAGTACCCGGGCACTCGGAACCTCCAGAGAGTGGGGAGTTTTCCGATTGCGTCAAGGTAGGCGCCACATATACTTTCCGGCTTGTCAGGGGGAGCGCTAGGAAGCGCATGACGACCAACGTTTTAGATCGGCGCAATGCTCGCATTGCCAGCGATTCTCGCTGGTCAGTGGATAGTGTCAATTTCGTCTACTTTGTAGACGACACCGGCTTCGACAAGATCGCGGAACGCAGTTCCGCAGTGATGATTTGCGCCGGAAATTCGGGGCTTATCGACCAATGGAAAACGTGGTTCTGCAGCCCCAATCCGTCTTATGTCGCACCGCCCTCCCAGCTCATCGATCTCATGGGTACGGTAGTCGCCGAGATCGCCGTGACCATCTTGACGAAGCCCGGCTTCCAGGTCGAATTCAGCCGAGGTTCCTATGAACATTTCGAAGATCATGCGTACTTCTGCGGGACCGGAGGCGTCCCTGCTCGAGACTGCTATTCAGTGAACGGCTGCAGTTTCAAGTGCGTAGAGACCGCAAAAAATCACGACCCGTGTACAGGCGGCGAAGTTAAGTATTACGAGTTGCATTCCTTCAACAACAACCTTAGCAGCCCGAAAGCCACTCTGGATCAGATGCTCCATCAACTGGTGGATAGGGGATTTGCAATGAACAAGAGCACCCGAGAGATCACGCCCATGGATCCTTTAACCCAAGAAGAATTTCGAAAGCAACTTGCCAACGGAACGCTCTCGGTGTCGGCTCCTACCGGATCCCCCCTTCGCGCGTGGACCGAACGTGAGCGCCACGACGTGCAGGAAGCGATGCGACGAATCGTTGAGCGCGAGACCCCAGCAAACGGCTGATCGCGACCGCGCCATGAAGAAAAGGCCTCGACATTTCGGGGCCTTTTTTTTGGGGCAATCAGAGCGCACCAGCGGCGTCCACTGCTCCAGGCTGGATGCTGGCCAGCGCGATAGCCTGCCGGATGCTGACGTCGAGCAGGTACTGGCTGCCCCACTCCACCGTCTCGGGCGCCTCGCCCAGCAGGGCCAGCAGGCAGTCCCGCGCCACCGCGTCGGCGCGACTGGCGTTGCGATCGCTGTGGGCCAGCCGGCGCACCACGGCCGTGCCGTCCAGGCCGATCAGCGTCTTTCCGTCTTCATCGATGGCCCGGGCCTGGCCCGTGAACTGGATCAGGCCACCCTGCACGGCGCGCGTGCAGCGCACCGCGACCAGGGCACCGTCGTCCAGCATAACCACCTGCTCGCCGGGCTCACCGGCAATGTCTTCTCGCTTTTCGTAGCTCATACCGGGTTCTCGTTGAAGGGCGGATTCTTGACGCCACCGCTGCCACCGCCGCCCCCGATGCCGCCACCACCGGTGCTGGAGCCTCCCGCAGGCGGGAAGGTGAGCTGCACGGTGCTGATGGCGACGCGGCCGTCGACGTTGGCCGAATCGACGATGCTGGTGGTCATGCCGAGCGGCAGCGTACCGCCCTGCAGGACCGGGTCGTCGTAGTACAGGAACAGCGTCATCTGCTCGCCGGCGGCCCCGTCAACCGTGATGCTGCTGGCGCCATAGGTCACCGTCGCCCCGCCGATCACCAGCGTTCCGGCCGAGACGCTGATCGTGGCGGTGCTGACCCCGCCGCTGGTGCTGCTGGCGGCGTAGGTCACGCTGGTGTCGACGTCCCACATGGCCTGCTGGTTGGCGATGTTGGGCAGTGCGGCCGCGCCGCGGCGATTGGTGCTGGCCACCGCCACCGCCGCATCCACCCACGCCGAGCTGCGGCCATTGGCACCGATCGAGCGCACCTGGACGTCGTAGGCGACGCCGCGCTCAAGCTCGGCCAGCTGTAGCGCCTGACTGACACTGAAGCGCTTCGCCTGCCAGACGCTGACGGTATCGCCGGTGGGCCGCCAGCGCACTTCGATGGCTACCGAGGGGGTGCTCATGCGGCCTGCAGCCGGGCCACGCCGGACTTCACCGACATGCCGATCCGGACCACCGGGGTCTTCACGCCGGCATCGTCGGTCGCATCGTTGACCGTCGAGCTGATGACCACCGTCACCACCGGAGGATCCGGAATGCCGTAGTCCTTGCCGCTGACCTCCGAGACGATCGAGTCCGGTGCGCCGGCCCAATACGGCGCCACGCGGGCATCGTAGTCGGTGGCGGTGAACTCGGTACCGAGATCGGCGGTGTATCGCACCCCGGTCAGCAGCAACGTGTGGACCTCGACGGCAGCGTCGCCGAGCACGGCGACCGCGCCGGCGCCCAACCCGGCCGGCATCGCGTCGACGGCGAACACATTGGTCTCCCCGCCGGAGGCGACGACCCCCACCACCACGAGCACGCCAGCGGTGGTGCGCAGCTGCATGCGGTAGCGACGACCCGCGTCGGTGGGAATGACGTTGTCCAGCGTGATGGTCGCGGCAGCACCGGCAATGCCGCCAGCCTGTACCGACAGGACCCTGCCCCAGCCCACGCCCCACTCGGTGACGTCGTTCGGCACCTGCACGCAGTCGCCGCGAGTGGCGGTCAGGCCAGCGATATCCGAGGTCCAGGTGTAGGTGTTCGGGCGATAGATCGCCTGAGCGAGCTGGTAGCGCCCGATCTGCCACGCCTGCTTGGCCAGCATGGTCTGCTCGAGGTTGAGGGTCTCGAACTCGGTTGCGGCTGGATCGGCACTCGCATTGCCGCGTGCATCCTTGCCCCGGTAGCTGTAGCCGTCGCGCACCACGACGATCTCGTCGTCTTGCCAGTCCGCGTCCGGGTTCTTGAATTGCACCCGCAGCGCGTGCGGCAGCTTGGCGAAGGCCCGGGTTACCTTGAAGCCGGCGGTCTCCTGTGGGGTGAACTGTGCCACCGCCGTGGGATCGTCGCGGTCGAAGATCACGCAGTACTTGCCGTCGCGGTTGCCCAGATCGCCCAGCGCTCCGGCCAGCACCTTGCGCAGCAGGTCGCTGGCGGTCATCTGGGTGTCGACCACCATCCGGGTCTCCAAGCCATTGGCGGTGCAGAAGTCGGCAAAGTCAGCGAAGCTGTCCAAGTCGACCCGTGAGGCCGGCACGCGTCGCGCCATCGCCCGGCTCTGCGTCAGCAGCCAGTAGGCGACCCAGGCCGGGTTCTTGCTGTACTGCCATGACCAGGTACCGGCGGTCCGGTTGTAGACCTGCACGCTTTGCTTGATCAGGCACGACAACGTCTGCAGCGTCCCGGTCAGCTGGTCGGTCGCCCGGATCCTCATGGCCAGCTTGCTGGTGCCGGTGGTGGACGGGTTGGTGTAGCGGATCGAGCGTAGCGCCAGCCAGGTGGCCTGGTCGGCCCAGCTCCGCGAGGTCTGGTTCTTGGTGTCATAGCGGGTCAGCCGCACTTCGTACTGCCCGTTGGCTACATCCCAGGATAGGCCGATCGAGAATGGATCGCGGGTCTGCTTTTTCACCAGGTACAGGCCGGCTCCCGGTCCGAACGCGGGCAGCTCCGAGCCGCCCGCCGTCCAGCTGCTGACCAGCCCGGATAGACGCGGCGAGCTTGGCGTCAGCCAGGTCGACGCGCCCACGGCGCGATACTCGACCTTCCACACGATCCACATGGGCCAGCCCTGCAGCATCGAATCGCCGTAAACGAGCAGCCCATTGGGCAGCAGGATGTCCAGGCCGATCGAATCCACCCCCGGCGCCGTGGTGCGCGTGACTTGGTTGCCGTCGGTGTTCATTTCAGACTGCACGGCGTCCTCGGACACGTCGTTGGTGTACAGCGTCGGCGGGTGCGCCTCATCGGCCAGCTCGAACCAGGCGTCCTCGTAGTTCGAAATATCGTCGTCGCCGATCTTCAGCTCGTCGACGTTGAGCAGCCCGTGGCCCAGGTCGAACAGGCAGTGCTGATAGCTGTTCTGGCCCACCATTTCCGAGTACGGCATGGCCGCGTGTGGCGGGAAGTGTCGATGCTCGCCTAGCACCACCGGGATCACGCCCCACGGGTTGATCTGGTTCGACGAGCCGGTCAGCTGGTTCCAGCTCTTCTGGTCGGAGTTGGCGGCATTGCTGGCCGTCGGAACCCGGATCAGAGCATTCACCGCGTAGGAGGCGGCAAGCACAATGCCGGCGGCAACTGTGCCGGCGGCAGCGCTGCCCGCGGCCGTGTTGGTCAGCGCGGCGCCCCAGCCCGGCGCGTAGTAGGACACCACGATCATGACCGCCGCGGCGAGCAACTGGCGGGCGCTGCCGCCGCCGGCCAGGCCGGTGCGGGTCACCAGGATGCGCGAACCCGCCTTCGGCCGCACCCGCGCCCACAGCGCCGGCGGCACCTCGTGGCCACCGATGCGCACGATCAGGTCGGGCGACAGCTCCACGCCGCCGGTGGCTGCGGCCAGCATCTGGGCCACGGTCTGGCCGGGGCGCACATGCACCATGCCGGCCTCGGCGAACTCGTGCCCCTTGATGATCAGCTCTTGCATGCTGCGGTCCCCATGAAGCGATAGAAGCCCTCGATGCGTGCCGCCCACAGCGGCGCCCCGAGACGATCAATGACCGAGCGGCCGCCCTCCTCCACGTGAAGGAAGCGCCCGCCGTCGACACAAATGCCCACGTGCGACGGCCGTCCGCCGCGGTTGAAAACCACCACATCCAGCGCCTGCGGCCGTTCCACGCGCCGCCAGGCCGTCGCCTGCGCCGGCTCTTCCACCAGTGGCATCGGAATGCCCTGCGTGGCCAGCACGCGCCGCACCAGCTCGCGGCAGAACTGCTTGCCCGCGTAAGGCACGCCGATGAACTGAACGAAGAAGGCCGCCGTCATACGAATAGGCCCGGTGAATTGCTCGGCGTGTAGGTCTGTGCCGGGAACCCTTGGTCGAGGAAACCTTCGGAATAGCCCAGGGTGAGTACCAGCGAGGTATCGTCGATGTCGGCGCTCAGGACGTCGAAATCGAAGGGCCCCATCTCTGGCGTGTTAGGCGAGCTGGCCAGCACCACCTCGATCCGGCACGACGGCGTGCCCACGTAGTCGCGGATGATCCGCGACACCTGCCGATCGACGTTGTCGATGCGCAGCGGAATGGTGCCGTTCCAGTCGCTGGTGTCCTCGGGCAGCTCGCACTCGAAGGCGTAGGGCTGGAAGGTGACCCCTGTGCGCACCACGGGCTGGGTGTCATTGGCGATGCGGATGGTCTCCATGCCCGGCGCGGTGATCCGCAGCAGGGTGACGAAGACCTCCGCCGTCTGGGGCGCGAGGGCGGCTGCAGCGGCCGCTGGAGACAGGAGGCGTGGCATGGACTTATCGGCTGTAGAAGCCGGTGATCACCTGGCCTGGCGCGCTGAAGATGATGCCGGTACCGATCCCTGCGGGATTCGGAGAGGCATCCGCGCCGGACAGCTCGATCAGCTCGTCGCTGGCCCCAGCCGACAGCTTGCCGCGCATGCGCGCGGTGACGACGTTGCCGGCCGCCTCCACGAAGATCTGGTACTCGCGGTCCACTTCCGGGTACACCGTCGCTTGCGCGATCGTGGTGGTCACGCCGGCCGCCCGGCGCTGCAGCCGGAACGCGCCATCGCTCTGGATCCAGGCGAACAGATAGTTCGCATCGTCCTGCCGGCGGATCACCGGGCCCGCATAGGTCGCGCTGCCGCTGGCGACCAGAGCCACCGTGGCCACCGCCTGGGCGTCGGTCGACGCCTGGTTGATGTAGCCGATGCGGCGCGTGCTCGAGGTGCACACGATATTGCCCAGGCCGTCGTAGCCAATTCCGCTGGCCGACGTCCAGGTCTTGGTCCCGCTGGAGGCCGGCCCGTTTCGCAGCGGCGCGCCATTGATCGAGCGTGCCGCACCGGCGTCGTCGCGGTCGTAGTAGGCCAGCTTGTTGGGGTCGATGATGTCGCGAAGGATGTCCGTCAGCTTCGGCTGCTGGGTATCAGCAGGCAGGACGGCGTTGAGCTTGATGAAGGAAGCCATGGATCACCTTTAGAGGAACTGGAGGACGCGCGATTCCCAGGCCGCCAGCGCAACGCCGCCGGCATCGGAGGGGTGGATGGCATCGATATCCATCCACGGCCGGCTCGACGTCGGGGAATAGCTGGCGTAGGACTCACCCCACAAAGACTGGTGGTTGACGAAGGCGGCGCCGGCCGCCTGCGCCACCTGGTAGCCGGCGCGCGCGTAGGCCGACATCGGCGCGACGTGCGCCGGGTCGGTGGAGCCGTTCTCCGGCGGCATGGCCACCAGCAGGTCGACCACGGGGTTGATGCCGCGCAGGCGCGTGCACAGCGTCTGCATGTCGATCTGGAACTGCGCCGGCAGATGCGCGGAAGACTTCTGGTCGTTGGTGCCCAGCATGACGCGCGCGAAGTCCGGCGCCAGCGCGGCCAGGCCGGCAGCCCACATCGTCGGGTCGGCCTCGGCCCAGTGCCCGGAGTGGGCGCCGTCCGAGCCCAGATTGTGGATGCGGATGCCCGGGGCCGACTTCTCCAACGACACACCGCCCAGCACCTGGCCAGCGGCCAGGCAGGTGATCACCAGAGTGCCGCCCGCCGGGTCGGGCGTCAGGGCCATGACGTTGACCGTCGCACCGCCCCCAGCCACGGTCACCGCGGCGCCGCCATTCCAGGCGTAGCTGACGTTGACCGCGCCTTGCGCGAACAGCTTCACCTCGCTCAGTCCCGCCGGAATGCCGGTCAGGGTGTAGCTGGCGCCAAGCTCGCCGGTGGCACCGGCCAGGTTGGGGAGCGACAGGCCGGCGTGGTTGCTGTCCACCCAGGCGCCACTGCGCGCCACGGCGACAGCCTCATCGACCGAGCCCCACCACACCCCGGACGACTTGCAGAACTGCACGTAGCCGGGGCCCGCATCGCCATAGGCTGCCTTGAGCACCTTGCTCAGCCAGAACAGGAAGCGGCGCGGCTTGAACGTCCAACTGTCGCCGAGAAAGGCCAGCACCAGCGGCGCGGTGCGCTGGCCCACCTGCAATCCCGCCAGCGCCTGCTTGGTGGTGCGCAACAGCGCCAGGTAGTCCGCCGGCGTCTCCGACGGCTCGCCGGTTTCGGCCGGGAGCACGGTGACCGGCCCCGAATAGCCGCCCTCGATCGCCACGACGCGGGTGTTGCCATCGGCATCCAGCGCGTAGCGGATCATCGCGTCGGTGTAGCCCGGCATCACCGGCGCGATGGCTGCGTCGAAGCCCAGGGTGTCGATCGCCTGAGCCGATGCGCTGTCTTCCACCCGGCCGCCGGAGGTGTAGAAGGCCGAGCCATCGCCGGAGACCGAATAGGCGATGCGCGAGTCCCCGGCCTGGTCGACCGAGTAGTAGTAGATGCCGTCGTTCGCGAAGTACTCCGAGCCCACAACATCGACCGCCTCGGCCTTCAGCGCCAGCGCGTCCGGGCGCACCCACTGCCAGCCGGCGATGCCGACGTTCCAGACGTACTGGCCTTGGTTAGGCACCACCGTCGAGGACGCCACATCCGTGTGCGTTCCGGTGTCGTCGATCACCTGAGCCCCGGTGCCGGCCACGCCGGCGGCGGCCGACAGGTCCGCCCATGTACGCGCCACCACCTGGCCGGCGCCCTGCCCGTCCCGCAGCTGGTTGAGCTGGGTCTGCGCCGCCGTCGGTACCGGCATGTTGGCGGCCGGCCCCATGACCGACCGATCGCCGCGTACGATTCGCACCAGGTCGGTCGGCGCCGGGTTGATCTGGCCAAGATCCCGCTCTCGGATGCTGTTGCTCATGAAGTAATGTCCGTGCCGTCGATGGTAGTCAGCACGCCGGCCGCGGCGGCGAGGCTGAAGGAGCCGCTGAACGGCGTGAGGAGATCCAGCTCGATGTCGGCCCGCCACAGTCGCCCGACCTGCACAGGCGCGTACTTCGGCCGGCTCCGGAATCGATAGGTGGCGCCGCTACGTGCAGGGTCACGAAACTCGAACCAGTCGAACGGCAGGACATCGGCCAGCGTCAACACCACGAGATTGTCGAGCGTCTGAACCTGCGCTCGGTTGCACACCAGCGAAAACGCCACAACCTCGTAGGCTGAAGACTGGCGGCGGCGGACCTTCATCCCGCCCGCAAACTGAGTGCGCAGCACGTTGTCGCTGCCAGGCGTGTAGTTGTTGCCATCGATGATCGGTGTCGGCAGGCCGGCCGGCCATGTGGGATTAGCCAAGCGCCACCCCCTTGGCCCGCATGCCATATCTGGCACCGAGCGCGGAGTCAGCCTTGCCGCTGGCAATTGCACCAACCAGCACGCCGACGATGAGCTTCTCCCCGTCAAACCGAACGCCAGACGGTTCCGCAGTCATCTGCCCACCGGAATTGTTCTCGATATTCACCTCGACCTTGGCGATCTGCGCTCCCGCACCGCTGGCGGATGCCTGGACGCCCAGACGCCCATCTGAGCTGCGGCGGAGCGGCAGAATGGCCTCAGGCCCCGCCTCGCCCATAAGTCCGGCGCCCTTGGCGAAGGCGAACATGGTGGGTTTGTGCACGATGCTGTTCGAGTAGCGCGATAGGCTCGGCGAGTCGTAGACGCCGCCGCGAGCGTTGGGCGTAAGGCTCCCCGTGAGCCAGCTCGTGTTGTTGCCGAAGCCCTGCCCGCCAGACGTTGACGGGGCCGATGCCGTGCTTCCGAACGCGCCCGCAATGTATCCGACCAGAGTCGAGATACCTTGCTTGGCTGCGATCCGCGTCAGGTCGGAAATGATCGAGTCGGCCAGGTCCCTGAAGGACAGCTTGCCGGTCTTCGTGAAGTCGACCAGTGCATCCTCTGCACCTTCGAAGGCGTTGGTGAACGCGTCCTTCGTCTGGCTGGCGACATCGGCCGCCCCGAATGCATAGTCCTGCATCGCGGCCTGCGCGCCGTTTCGCCAGTCGCCCAGGGCGGCCATTCGCTCGCTCTGGAACTTACGCTCGGCCTCCAGCATCTCGTCGTAGTGCCGCTTGGCGTTCGCCGCCAGCGCATCCCAGCTGTCCTTGTCGTCCGCGACACCCTTGTCGCCCAGGCGCTTCACCTCATCTTCGTAGGCGCGACGGATATCCAACTGGCGGCGGAGCAGTTCTGCGGCCTCGCCGCCGTGCCCGATCTGGACCAGGTCGGCCTCGTTGCCCCGCGCCTGGTTCTGGTTCTGCAGCTCGAAGATGGCGTTCTGGCGTGCCAGAGCCTCCTTCGCCTTCTCCTGCTTGGTGTAGCTGTCGGTCAACTTTTCGCTGGCCTCAAGCTCCGGCAGGATGGCCTTGAGCAGCGCCCGGGCGCTGGCCGACATCTTGTTGTTCTGGTCCTCCAGCATCTGCTTGGCCTGGATGGCCAGGCGGTCGCCGGCGGTGACCTTCTCGCTGGTGTCGCGCAGCTGCTCGTTGGCCGTGATCTGGCGCTGGATGGATTCCACCAGCGTCTGAGCGCTGTTCGAGTCGCTCTTGACCTGCGCAGCGGCGGCCTTGCCGGCGTTCTTGTCGGCGTACTTCTTCGTGATCGCGGCGATCGCGTCCTGCCTCTTCGCCTCCAGCCGCTCCGCCTCCTTGATCAACCCCGCTGCCTTCGCCCGCTCAATGGCGACCTCCGCGTCGCCGGTGACCTTGGCGATCTCGGTGCGCTTCTTCTCCTCCTTGGTCGCCTGGGACTCGATGATGGCGTCGAGCGCCGCCGAAGTGCGCACTGCGGTCTGCTGCGCGGCTTGGACCTGCGCCTCGCCGTTCTGGCGCTCGGCCTCCTCCAAAAGCTGCCGGATGCGCGCTGTGCGTTCCTTGATGTCGTCTGCTGCCTTCTGGATGACGCTCGCGCGCTTGCCTTCGGACTGCAGGAACCGCAGCCCATCAACGGCCTCCGAGTTCTGCTTCAGCAGGTCCTGCAGCTCCTGCGCTTGGTTCTGGAATCCGAGGCCCTGCTTCATCCGGTCCCAGGCGTTGCTTGCCTTGACCCCCAGCTCATCCCACCACTTCGCAACGCCAACCTGGCTCTCGCGCACGCGTGCCAGTGCCTCCTGCGTGGCCTGAGACGCCGCCTTGGTGGCGATCGCCGCCGCTTCCTGTGTCTTCCCCTGGTCCTGCAGCGCGCGGATCTGCTCGTACAGCCCGGAGGTCAGGAACCCGATCTGCTCGTTCAGTTCCAGCGCGTACTTCGTCGGGTCCTGCCCCAGCTTGGCGAAGGCCGCGACGGTGTCGTCGACTGCTTGGTCGGTCAGCTGGCTCATGGCCACCGCGGCATTCGCCACGTCCTGGGCGCTATCCCGGGCGATCTGGCCGTTCTTCGCGATGGCCACCGCGGCGTCAGCGCCAAGCCCAACGCGAGCGTTCTCGGCCTTGGCAGCCTGCAGCGCGAGGTCCGCCAGCGCGGACTCGGTAAGGCCCGCCTCGTTTCGGGACAGGGCAAGCGCCGCCGTATAGGCCTCCTGCTGCTTCGCCGCGTCATACCAGGCGTAGCCCAGCACACCGACGGCCGCGGCGCTCAGGGTGATCGGGTTGACCAGCCCGGCGAGCGCCGTGCCGACACCGCGGATGGCGAGGCTGGCGCTGCCGAACTGGTCGCGGATCTGGCCGCCCTGCTGCAGCAGCACCAGGCCCAGGTTCTGGCCGCCCGCCAGCTGGGTCACGATGTCCGTGCCCTGGGCCGGCAGGCTGCGCAGCGCGGCGCGGTACTGCCCCGAAGACGTGGCCGCCTTGGCCATCGAGGCCGCTTGCTTGTCCAGCAGCGCAGTGAGGCGCGCAGCCTCGGCGCCGGTGGTCTGCTGCGCGATGCGCCAGCGGATGATCTCTTCGCGGTCCTTGCCGAGGGTAGCGATCTGCCGCTCCAGCGCCTTGATCTGGCGCGTGGTGGCCTGGACCTGTCGCTGGCTACCCTGTTCCACCTCCGTGGTGAGCGAGGAAACCGACTGCTTGGCGCGGTTGATGCCGGGCTCGACCTTGCTGTTGTCGATCTCGATCTCGATCCGCGCGGTGCCGATCGTCTGGTCTGCCATGTCGGCCTATCCCTCGTTGATGTGCTTCATGGCGGCCACCTCGATGACGGACAGGGCCGCCATGACTTCGTCGCGCGCGTCGCCAGCGATGCCCAGGTGCGCCAGCTCGTCGTAGACCACTCGGTAGTCCAGCCCGATGGGGCCGCCGGCGCCGCAGCGCCACTGGTTGGAGATCCGCTGGAACAGGTCGATCGCAGTGTTGTTCTCGGGCCACAGAACAACCTCTGGCGCCACGTAGTGCTTCGGCTTGAGGCCGGTACCTTGGAGTTCGGCGGCGGTCGGGACGCGGAAATACAGCGCCTCGACCGCCTCTATCAGTTTTTTTCCAGCGCCACCGTGCGCGCGCGCCACCACGCCTCGATGAGGCCATGGCTGATGCCGGGGTGCTCGTCCTCGAAGTCGGAAATGCCGTCCACGGTCAGCGGGAAGTCGGCGTCCCACTCGTCCACCAGCCACAGCACGAGCTCGCCCACCGTGCCGTTGTGGTCGCGGTATTCCTTGCTGGTGTGGTTGGCGAACTTGACGTTCAGGACCAGCTTCTCCGCGGCGGAGCTGAACTTCAGCTCCGCCGGCAGCTGCTTGGGCGCCTCGCCCTTGCGCACGGGCATCAGGGCGCCTCCACCAGGGTGGACTCGCTCAGCGCCGTGAAGGTCATGGTGTTGCCCATCGGCGTGCTCGAGGCGATGGTCGGGTCGCCGTCGAAGGACAGGTAGCCGTACCAGTACAGCACGTCGCCGCCGGGGATTTTCGCTCGCAGGATCACCGGCTCACCGCGTGCGTCCGCCGCCTTCGCCGCGCCGTACCAGGGCAGGCTCGGGTCGTAGTACAGCGGCAGGGTCATGGTCTTGGCGTTCTTCGTGGTCGGGATCGAGATCTGCCGGCCGGTCGGATCTTCCAGCAGCGTTCCCTGCCAGAACTGCTGATCGCCGCCGCTGGTGGACGGATCGCCTTGCTGGGTGAAGTCGGTGAACTCGCCGGCGATCAGGAGCGTGCCCGCGCCGCTGGTACCGCCGAACAGCGTCGCGTCCGTGGTATCGGTGCCGAGCAGCGGCAGCGCACCGGCGGTTTCATCGCCGGCGACGGCGACCTTGTTGTTGAGCAGCGGCCAACCGGCGACCTGGATCAGCACCACCTCGCCTTCGTCGACCGAGCCGGTCGGGACGGTGGCGACGGCCGGCGCGGCCTTCGAGAAGCCGGTGGCGGCGATGGCGGTGGCCAGGACCGACGCGAAGCCGAACTGGACGCCCTTGGGCAGCTTGAGAGACATGGAAGAAACCTCGCTATGGGTCAAAAGGAAGCCCAGCGCGAGGCCGGGCAGTGGAGAGAACCGCTCAGGGGTCGGGGTACCAGAGCCCGAAGTCCTGCCGGGCGCCGTACTTCTTGATCGCGTCCTCATAGGTCGCGGTCAGCGCGCCGATGACTTCCGCCTTCGGCAGGCTGGTGCACAGCACGCCCTCGATGGCGCGCATCAGCGTATTGGCCTCGGAACGTTTCGCCGCCCAGAGGGTGATCTGTACTCGCGCGTGCTTGTGGTCCGGCATCTCACCTTCGGCGAACCAGAGGCCGCGGCCGCCGACCTGCTGGTAGACGCCGCAGGGGTACGTCGGCTTATCCGGAAGCACGTCGGCGTAGAACCTGCCGCCCAGCACCGGGGCGACCAGCTGTTCCAGCAGCGGCTCATACGGCATCGTCTTCCCCCTTGCCGGCCATCAGCTCGGCCAGGCGCTGGCTCCCGCGCGCCGCGGCGATCTCCGCGAGGCGCGACAGGGTGGCCTCGTAGGCCGGCCGCAGGAATGAATGCGCTGCGGTCCACACTGGCTCCGGCAGCAGCTCCGTCGTCGCGCGCCACTTACCGTCCTCGCCGCGCACCAGAACGTTCGTCCGCCAGTGGCCGAACTCCAGCAGGTGTCCGTGTGGCGCCTTCTTCGCGTTCCAGCTGACCTGATAGACCACCTTCGACTCGGTGGACTCCCCATCGCGGTATGCCAGGTAGATGGCATCTCGAAGCGTGCCGTCGTCGACCGGCGCGCGGGCCTTCGCCTCATCGCGCACGGCCTGGCCGGCGCCCACGCCCATGGAACGCGCCACGCTGGTGGTCATCTCGGCCAGGTTGTCGAGGCCGGCCAGAGCGCCGGAGAGGTTCACCCGGCTAGCCATCGTTACCACCCTGCTCGGCCATGATGTAGGCGCGCTCCCGGTCCTTCAGGTCGCGCGTGAGGCCCTTGATGTCGAACACCAGCCCGTCGTGGACGATGCGCATGCCCTGGTCGATACCGAGCGCCTGCGCCGTCGGGAAGCGCACCAGGAAGCTGTAGCGCGCGATCGAGGCCGGCACGTTGCCCTGCAGGCTGGAGCGGATCGCCCCCATGCCTGTCTCGTTGGCGATGCTGGCCCAGATCTCCCCCACCAGCTGCCAGTCGGCGACTGGCTGGCCCCAGCCATCCGTGCCGGTGCCGCGCCGCTCGATGCGGATGCGGCGGTTGAGCTCGCCGGCCTTCATGGGCTCTGGACTCGCCGATAGGGGCGCAGCAGGTGGACTGCGCCCATCGGAATTTCAGTTGCCGTGTCGCCAACGACGACAGCCTCACGGTTTGCCCACAGGTGGCCGAGGATGAGCCGGACCGCCGCCAGAATGCTGCCGTCGGCGACGATTCCGTAGAGGACACGCTGGCCGGCCAGATTGGCGTTGGCCAAGCGCTGCTCGGCCACCATGCGCATGGTCTGTGCCTTCTGCTCGTCGGGCTCGGCATCCGCAGCCGCCAGGGCAGCGGCGTAAGACGCGCGAGCTGCGGCAGCTTGTCCCGGAAGCGCTTCGAGCGCGGCATCCAATGCGGCCTGCGCATCGAACGTCGCGCAGTTCAGATAGGCAGATGCTGCAGCCTCTGCCGACACCAGGAGGTCGGCCAACTCCGTGTCGGCGTACTCACCGTCGACGCGGCACTGCGCCCGGCACTGCTCTGGCGTCAGCAGGGCCATCGGTCAGTCCTTCTTGCCGCTGTCGAGGGCTGCCTGCAGCTTCTCAACGCCCCAGCGCTTGTCGAAGGCGATCTTCGCCTCCTCGAGCTTGGCAATCAGGACAGCCTTATCAGGCACGTCGACCGTTTCGGTGCCGGTGGCATGGTCACCCTCGGCAGCGCCGCTGGCGTCGGACGCGCTCGGATCCGGATTGACGTCATCGCCCTCCGGCGGCGGTGTCGGGGCCGAGTCGTCCAACGCGCCAAGCTCCCGCGCCCCCTCCTCCAGTTCCGGCGGGCACTCGTCGCCACGCACGTAGTCTTTCGGGTAGATCTCGCCGTCCGGGACGCCTCGGAAGGCCTTCTTGAACTTTGCCATGTCGTTTCCTCTTACGGGCAACCGGGCGGCGCCAAAGCCGCCCGGCGCCAATGGGTCAGGCCGCGGCCGCGATCTTCAGCGCGCGCATCGGCTGCGGGTTGTGGACGCCACCACCGACGCGCTTCGTGGTGTAGAACTGCACGAAGGGCTTGTTGGTGTACGGATCGCGCAGCACGCGCACGCCCACGCGGTCATAGACCGTGTAGGTCTGGCGGAAGTCGCCGAACAGCGCGGCGATGGCGTTCGCTGCCACGTCCGGCATATCCGGCACCTCGGTGATCGGGAAGCCGGCCAGGGTCGCCGGCTGGCCCGCGATGTACGACGGCTGCCACAGATAGTTGTCCTGACCATCCTTGAGCTTGCGGATGGCACCCTGCGTCTTCCGGTTCATCGCGAAGCGGGCGCCGCCGGTGAAGGCCGAGGGCAGGTCGTAGATCAGGTCGAGGATGCCGTCCGACGTGATCGCCGCCGCCGCGCCGCTGTTCACTGCGGTGATGGCACCGAACGGGTGCTTCGCCGCGTTCGCACCGCCGGTGACGTAGGTCAGGATGCCGAACGGCTTGTTGGTGCCGTCGCCGGAGAAGAACCCTGAGCCCTCCTGCTTGGCGAATTCGGTGTCCACCTCGCCGGCCAGCCAGGCCTCCAGGTCGATCTCCGAGTCGTCCAGCAGCTGCTGGGTCGCCGCCGGGTTCGCGTAGATCTCGCCCCAGCCGAAGCCGAGCGACGCGAAGGTGTTGGTGGCGGTGGCCGGGCGCGCCGCGGTCTCGCCGACCCAGCCCGAGGCAGTGCCGCCCAGATTGAACAGCTTGGTCAGGCCGGCGCCGGAGACGCGCTGGACATTGGCCAGCTGCCGCATCGGCGAGATCAGCACCAGCTTGTTGGTGATGGTCCGGTCCCACTCCACGGGGGCCAGGTAGCCGCCTTCGCTGTCGGCGCCCTTGTTCAACGAGGCCTGCACGTCGCCGCCCTTGAAGTGGGCGCGGAAGGCTGCGCTGTACTCGCGATCCTTCAGCTGGTCGCCGCCCGATCCACCGATCTGCGCCGAGGCGATCTGCATGTTGGCGTCGTCAACTGCCTTCTGCAGGCGGCTGATCTCGGCGTTGATGGTGTCGACCTTCAGGGCCTGCAGCGCATCAGCGTTGCCCTTCCTGATCTCTTCGAGCTGCTGGTTGTGCTCCGCCTTGAAGTCGGAGAAGGCTTTGTTCAGGGCCTCGACCAGTGCCTTGACATTCGGCTGTTCGCCTTCCGCGCGCACGGCGACGAGGCCGCGCGGAACGCGGCGGTGGGTCTGCACATTCATGGGATTACCCTTTGATGGTGTTGAGAAGGTTCTGCAGCTGGGCTGCGGTGTCGTCGCCAGCGCGCGGCGTGGCGGAGTTGCCAGCAGCGCTCGGCGTGCCGGAGAAAAGAGATTTGAGGGTGTCGCGGCGGCTCGATCGCGAGTGCCCCGCCTTCGCCATTGCTGCCTCGACCAGAGCCAGCGCCTTACGGCCCCCGCTCTGCTTGGCACCCTTGGTGACGGATTCGCCATCGAGCAGACCATCGGCGAAGCCGGTCTCCACGGCATCGGCGGCACCGATCCAGGTCTCCTGGTCCATCATCCGCGCCGCCTCGGTCACGGTGATGCCGGCGCGATCGGCGTAGACCTTGGCCATCGCCGCGTCGAACGGCTCCAGTCGCTTGGACGCCTCGGCCATGTCGTGCCGGTTGCCGATGGCAACTGCCCAGGCGTTGTGGATCATGAGGAACGCGCCGTCACCCATCAGGATCTCGTCGCCGGCCATGGCGATGACCGAAGCTGCCGAGGCAGCCAGGCCCATGACCTGCACAGTCACCTTGGCAGGGTGCTCGCGAAGCAAGTTGTAGATCGCGACGCCTTCGAAGAAGTCGCCGCCCGGGGAATTCACGTTGACCGTGACGTCCTGCTGGCCGATGGCCCGCAGCGCGGCGCCGATGCGCTTTGCCGTGACGCCGGAACCCTCCCAGTTGTCGCCAATCGGGTCGTAAATGGAGATTGCGTTGTCGCCGGCAGCCGCCGCCTGCACCTCCGGCTCCCAGCGTTCCAAGGCATCTGGACGCATATCGAACTGGGCGGCACCCAGGCGGTGGTCCGCGCGAATATCAGGCAGCTGCCGGAGGCTCATCGAATTTTCCCTTCTGGGTCATGGGATTGCGCAGGTCATTGGTGCCCGGCTGCGTGGACTCGGGATAGTCCAGCAGCTCGCGCACCTCGTTCTGGGTATGCCAGGGAGACTGCCCGCCGGCGCCCAGCGCCTTGGCGAAAAAGTCGGCCTGGTCTTTGAGCGTGCCGCGCATCAGCGCGCGCTCGTTGAATTTGAACTGGAGGCGATCCAAATCTGCATCCGGAAGCAGAGAACGCGCCGCGGCCTGCTCCCAGTTCGTGAAATGCTCCAGCATCGTGTACTGGAGGAAGAAGATGCCCAGCTGCTCGATGCCCGAGCCCCAGCTGGTGTCGTCCATCATCAGCAGCGGGCGCGGAACGCCGAACAGGCGGGCGATCTCCTCCACCTGCATGTTGCGGTTCTCGACCTGCTGGGCTTCCTCGGCGGTGCTGCCGAACTTGTTCGCCTTGCCGCCCTCTTCGAGCATCATCCAGCGCTGTGCGCTCCGGGCGCCTGCGAACTCAGTATCCAGCCCCCCGCGAATGCGCTCGTAGGCCTTTTCGCTCAGCGCATTGGGAAATTCCAATGCACCGCCTGCCATGTTGCCCGTCGTGAAGGTTCGACTAGCGGCCTCTTCGGCCTCCAGAGCCAGACGGATGGCCTGATCGGCGAGGCGCATACGCGAAAGGCTGGTGACTCCATCGACCGACAGATCCCGGAGGTGGAACACATCCTCCTGCCGAAGCACGACTTCGCCCCGGCTCTCAGTGCTGTAGCGATAGACCATCCGCCAGTTGTCGGCCAACTCGGCCCGCATCGATCGGCTGTTCAACGGAACCAGGGCGATCGGGCGGCCAGCGGACCAGACGATGCGCGCATAGGCGTCGCCGAACCGCAGTTGAGCCAGCTGCATCTGCCGTTTGAACTCCAGCGGCGTCTGCCAACTGTTCGGCCGCACCTTCAGCAAGCGGTGCGCAGGGTTATCCGATGCCACCGTCTTCTCGGGGCCGGCCTCTATCAGGCTGACAGGGAGCATGCCAACGGTGCCGCAGATCAGCGAGACGCACCGAAGCACGGCCATGTTCCGCAGCTGGAACGCGCCTCCCGACGAGCGGCCCGCGCGGATGAACTCCAGCAACCGGGGGTCATCCATGGCCATCGTCTGGCCGTCGGCGCTGGCGCGCGGGCCAGCGGGCGTGGCTTCGCCCTTCCAGATCCTGTCCAGGGCCTGGAGCGCGGTGGCATCGAATCGGGCCATGCGTTCCTCAGATGAATCGAATGCCGCGTTCCTCGTAGACCGAGGAGCCGCGGGCGGATGGGTTCAGTGCCATCAGGGACACCGCGTTGAACAGAGCCATCAGCGGGTCGATCTTGGCGGACCCGCTGACCTGCTTTGTGATCGTGATGGCGTTGCCGACCGGCACGACTTTCGCGTTGCCGACGCACCAGGCCATGAGCGCCTGGCCGCCATGGGTCAGGCTGCCGCCGGCCAGCGCTCGTTCGGTGGTCTTGATCGCACCATTGAGCTTCCAGCCCTGTGACACGGCCACGATCTGCTTGATATCGAGCCCGCGATCCTCAGTGGTCAGCTCATCGACGATCGCGCCAATGCCCGCTGGATCGACGCCGACCGCATGTTCTTCCGGCAGCAGGCCGGCGTCCTTGATCTGGCAGATGGCATCTGCAACCTGCAGCACATCCAAGCCCGGAAGCTTGACGATGGTGAGGTCGCCGTCGCGTTCGAAGTCACGCAGGTTGGCGACCACATCCTTCCGGCGCTCCAGTACGATCTCGTGCGCCCAGGCATGACACCAAGCCAGCCAGCGGCGAGAGTCACGCTCACGTCCCACCGCGGCCAGTCCGAGAAGGTCGTCCAGGCCGCCACCGTCGATGCCGATCGTGACCACCTCGCAGCGTTCGATCAGGTCTTCCAGGGTGAGCGCGCGCTCTGCACGTCCTTCCCAAAAGTCCGCGCCGGCCCAGCGATCCGACCGTAGGTTCTGGCCCACCTCGACGTTGCCGTGCTTAGCCAGGAAGCCTCGGAGCGCGTGCTCGCCCTCCAAGTCCGCCTTTTCGAACTCACGGCGCAGATACTCCTCATCGACCGACACCCCGAAGTTCGGGTTCACCAGCCGCAGGTTCTCCAGCTTCAGGTGCTCGCCAGACGCGATCATTTCCGGCGGGTGCTCGTACAACACCGGCAGTGACGTCGGATCGACGATCAGACCGTCGCGAATCGAGCGCATCCGCTGCAGGTCCGCCCGGAAGACGCCGGCCGGCGGCTCATCGGACTGCGTGCTCAGCTTGATCACGACGCCTTCCGGCCTAGACGTGAGTCCGCCGGTCGCCTCGCGGAACATGGAGTCCGTGTTGGCCTTCTTGCCGAACAGCCACTCCTCGTCGATGAGGACCCAGCTGGCCTTGTTGCCGCCGACGGTGTCGCTGTCAGCGGCCAGAACGGTCAGCGTGGCCCTGGTCAGCCGGTGCGTGATCGTGCGAATGTGGTCCTGCACCTGGAAGAGCTCGACCAGCTCGTCGTCGGCCTTGATCATGTCGCGCGCCGGCGCGAAGGCGTTGTTTGCGATCTTGATGGTCGGCGCCAGGATGATCATCTCGGCGGACATGCGCCAGTTGAGGATCATCGCGGTGACCATGATCCCGGCCGCCAGCGTGGACTTGCTGTTCTTCTTCGGGATGAGCATCAGCACTTCCCGGATAAGCCGCCGGCCGGTCTCCGCGTCGTAGGCGCCGAAGATGGCGGCCACGAAGTCGAAGACCCACTGGTCGCAGGCCTCGCCGAACGTCGGGCTGCCCGGCGCATCGACGATCCGCAGTTGCTTGAACACCCGCAGCGCTTCTTCGGCGCGATCGGGGAAGATCGGCGGCGGGATGATCGAAGCGCCCGCGCGCAGCCGAGCCGCCCAGTCCGGGCAGGCGGTGGAGTACGCCGGAATCACCTCAGTTCATCCGCGCCCGAGGCGGCGCCGTCGGGGCGAACCGGCCGCCCACCTTCTCTGCTGCCTTCTGCCGCTCCTCTTTCTTGCCGCCCTCGCCCTTCTTGGCGTGCGTGTACTGCACGGCCGCGACCGCGGCTTTCACCTGGATGGCATTGGCAGCGGTCTTGCCCAGCGCGATGTTCTGCAACAGGGTCAGCATGTCCTGGTCATCCTGCGCTACTGGCCGGTCCTTAGATCGCTTCAGTGCGCCGCCGTGCGGCTGCGATTCCAGCTTCGCCGTGACCGAGGTCACCGCCTTCGGCTTGGCCTTGGCATTTGCTGATTTCGCAGCCTTCGCCGGCGCGATCACCTTCGGCTTCCGACCGGCGCCAGGCCTTGCGCCGCCTGCGTTCTTTCGCGGGCCGCCGCTCTTGCCTTTCACCCCTGCCATTTGCTGATTACCTCACCGAAAGGGGGATTTTTTCTCTGCATGAGAGGACAGCCGGTCTAGCTTTTCGAAACCGCGCCGACTTTCGACCGCCCCATCCCTGGTCGACTCGCGGTCGTGCTGCGGGTGCCGCCGGAGGCCCGTAGGCTGCCCGTGGTGGCACGCCCTGACGCACGGTCTGCCGCCTCCTGTCGCTGCTTCGTGCCGTCGTGGCAAGCCTTGCAGAGCGCCTGGTGGTTCGAGGCGGACCAGAACAGCTGCTGCTCACCCTCATGTGGCACCACGTGGTCCACCACCACCGCAGCCTCCACCCTTCCCTCGGCCTCGCACATCACGCACAGCGGGTGCTGGGCCAGGTAGCGCAGGCGGTACTGCTGCCAGCGGTAGCCGTAGCCGCGCGCCGTGCTGCCCTGCTTCCCCGCCCTCCAGCTATCCTGGTTGACCGTGGCCAGCCGGCTCGGCACCTGCTGCAGGCGCGTTGGAACGGTGTGCAGGCGGGCCATCAATCGGCACCCGGCGGAAGGGATGGCCAGCGCCCACTTCCCACTGTCTGCTCGATCTTCCCCATCGACGCCACCAGCTGCTCCACCGCCGACAGCAGCGCGCATCGCACCGTACCGCTACGCTCCTTGCGGATGCGCTTCAGCAGGCGGATCGCCTCGGCGGCTGCAGCCACTGTGCCCACCGTCAGGTGGCCGGGGCTGGGAGGAGGCAGCGTCATCAGCCGAAGAACCCGCCCCAGTACAGCAGGCCGACCAGAAGGGCCGACGCGATCAGGGACGCGACGGCGTTGTGCTTCCCCGGCTTCTTCGGCTCGCCGTGCCGAGCAATCTCGGTGCCCAGCGCTACCAGCACGAGGCTCAGGTAGATGAGTTGCGGGAGGCCTAGGCTCATGGGGTCACCTCGGCACGGTCTGCGAGGACCACGGCTTGGCAGGCCCGGAGCTGGTCGTCGGCGTCGCGGCCGGCGCGAACAATAGCTCCCGCAACCTCGCCTCGGAGCTGGGCTCCCGCATCACGTTCGACGGTGCCGGCGACAGCTTCGGACAGGCGGGCTGTGCTGCAGGTGGCGAGGTCGTCGCGCAGCCGGAGATTGCCAGCGCGCAGATCAGCGACCACAGCGTCAGGGACAGCCTCGGCTGCCCGGCGATCTTCTTCATGCTTCGCTCCGATGTCGGCCAGGACGGCCGCCTGGGTGTGTTCAGTGGCCCGGGCTTGGTTGACCTGGGCGACAGCGGCGGTCGCCGCGGCGGCATGGCCCGTAGCCTCGGCTTTCTCGGCGCGATCCCCGCGCCAAGCCCAGCCGGCGCCGAAGGCAGCGGCCGACCACACGACGAAGGCGATTACCGCGATAAGGGTCCGGTTCACGGCGTTGGCTCCGGCGGAATGACAGCGCCGACCTGGCGCATGGCCGATTCAAGGGACATCACGCGGAGGCGCAGGCGGTGCGCCTCCTCTTGGGCCTGCATCCGCAGCTTCACTTCGACCTCGATGCGCTCGCCCAACGCGGTCTGCGAGCTTTCGAGGCTCTTCACACGCTCGACCAACCCGGTGAGCAGATCGATGTTGGCGTCGGTCTCGGTCCGTTCCTTTTTGCGAGCGAGCACCGCGCCCCAGGTCTCCCTGACCACCCAGAAGGCGGCCAGGCCACCGGCCATCCACCAGGGCGCGGTCTCCTGCATGTCGCTCATGCGACCTGCCCGCCCTTCTGGCGGTATACGGCCAGCAGGTCCTCCAGCTCATGTTCGTGCTGGCCGTAGCCGGCGCCCGGCAAGCTGGCCCAGATGTTCGACACATTGTTGATCGCCGCCGCGATCTTGCCCGCCTGGATCTGAGGCAGCCCGCCGCGCTCGCGGATCTGCTGCAGGGCGATCAGGTCTTGGCTTAGCGGCGAGAAGTCCGCTAGGCGCAGGGTCTTCCGGTAGGCGTCCCAGTAGCGCTGGAGCAGCTGGTAGCGGCCGGCGGCGGTGGACTGGATCTTGAGCTTCGGCAGGTTGACCAGCGCGCGTGGATGGTCCGCATAGCCCCGGAATAGCCCGCCGCCGACCAGGACGTCATAGCCCCGGTCATTCGTCGGCTGCTTGCCGTTGTCGGTCCCTTCGGACCAAGCCAGCATGTCCAGGAACGCCACAACGTTCCGGCCACCTGCTTGTTCGGGCGTGATGGCCGCCATGCTTAGCTCCAATGGGTGCCCGTCCCGCGATCCAGCGGGCTCGATGATTGATCTGGCGAGGGGCCGGGCAAAGAAAAGCCCCGGCTGGTCGGCCGGGGCTGGGTTCGCGTGCGATGGTATTAAATTACTTCCGAAAGTGCGGGGGCGTCACCCCCGCACAACAAGGTGGTCATGGATCTCGAAAAAACTGCGCCATTGCCTCTGCCCGAACTGCATCAGCCTGCCCCCATAGGTCATCAATAGCCCTGCCCCTTCCCAGCAGCGAGACACGGAAGGCTGGCCCAATATGCTCCGCCTCATTCTCAGGGGCGACGATAACCAATACGCACATGGCCCAGATGAATGTCACAGGCAAGGTCCACTTGTCGCGGCCAAGTAGCAGCTCCCCTGTCTCTGCGAACTCCAGACGCGAATCCAATTCGCCCTCGTGGGCAATCGTGGTCCGCATCAATTTGTAGAGCACGCCACCTATGGTCTGGCCATCCACGGTAAGTCCGGTGATGACCGAGCCGGTTGCGAGCAGGGTTAGAAGAGCATCGTCATCGTCAATGAAAGACCTGAATCGCTCGCCTACTTTGGCCTTTGGCCATCGTCTCGAGGCGGTCTTGTCTATGGCGGGCACGAGGTGGATCAAGCCTTGCTCGTATTCTCTGGCCACCAGGTGCCTGATGGCGCTCTCCATGCGTCGGCTTACGGAACTGGGATTCGCCATCTGATCCTCCGGCATGCCAGAAACGCTAGCATTCGCCTGCCGCTTCGACCAGATGCAAGCTAGGCAGCATGGTCCAGCGCGCGCATCAGGTGCCAGGCCGCCTCCTGCTCGGACTCCCGCATCTTCTCCAGCATCCACTCGTAAACCCCCCGCCAGCTCTCCCGGTACGTGGACTCGTCACGTCCGATGGCAGCCGCCCTGCTGCGATCGCTGGTTGGCAAGATGCCGCTGCCGGAGCACACCTTGCAGGCGATCAGCAGCTCGCCGGCCATGGTCTGACCCCGACCCTCGCAGGTCCCGCAGTGGCTACAGCGCGCGATCTCGCTGATCACCGCCATGGCGAGGGTCGGCAGGGACTCCAGCGTCGACAGCGGCCAGCACTGGCGCTTTACCTGACCCAGCCGCTGCGCTGCGCGGTCGCGCTCCGCCCGCTGCTCGGCGGTGACCGTCCCCGACCACCCTATGCAGACTTCGGCGAGGCCCAGATCGGTGCGGGCATCGGCCAGCCGGCGTTGCTGCCGCTGCAGCTCCGGAGCTACGAGCGCAACCACGGCATCCCGAAGCCGGTGCCGGCGCAGCGCGGCGCCATCCGGCCACCAGCAGGCCTCCAGCAGCTCCCGCCCCAAGCTGGGGGGCACCATGGCCAGCGCCGCGGCGATGTCCTGGTTGGTCAGCGACGGCGCACCCCCGCCCTTTCCGCTATCGAATTTGATCGTCTGCGGGTTCAGCCGCGCCAGCAGTTCTCGCACATCAGCCATTGGTCCCCTCCTCCATCAGTTGGCCTCTGGCCTGTTTCATCGTTCGCACCCACCGGTACGCCGTCGACCTGGTCATGCCCCATCGGTCCATCAGCTCCTGTGGCGTTGGCGTGGACTTCGGGTAGGCGGCAGCCAGGCGGAACGCCAGCTCGGCGCCGGCGATCACCGAGGTGCGGGGTCCGCCCACCTCCCCCATGAAGCCCGGCTTCAAGGCCGGTCCCCGGCTGGGGTGATTCGCACGCACACCTGTCCTCCGGGGCGCACCTCGTCCAACAATCGCAGGTGACTGTAGAAGCGACTGTCGTCGATCCCCAGGGCTTGGGCCAGGCCGTCGCGGGCTGCCTTGAAGCTCGCCAGCATCCCGTCGTCGTCCCGCCGGCGACAATCCGGCGGATAGAAGTCCACCCACAGGTCCAGCCGGCCATCAGGAAGCAGCGCATGGCGCCAGCCGGCCTGCAATGCGAGCAGCATCGCGGTGTCACGCGCGTCCCTCGTCGCCTTGGCCTTCGGTCCCCAATGCGTGCGGGCATTTGGATGCAGGAGCCTATCTGGCCATGGGAGGGTCACTGCCAGATTCATACGGCTTCCCAATGGGCGCCGAGGCGATGCACGCGACCGCCGCGCTGAAGGAACTCCTCCACCGTCTCAGCGCGCGCCATGGGCACAGGCGACGATGCCGGAGTATTGGCAGCCCGGAGTCCGATGCGGGCGAGGCGCGGCTGCTGCGAAGCCGGGCGCGAGGCCACCGGGCGGCGGCGCGCGCGCTCCAGCTGGCGAACCCTTTCCGGATGGCGCGCCCGGTACCGCCGTGCCGCCTGCCGCGAGTATTCCCGCTGCGCGTCTGGGCTCAGGGCTTGCCGCGCGACCTGAGGCTTTCCGGTGGAGCGATAACGGCTGTGCAGGCGCTGGCCGGCCTGGGCTACGTAGCCAGCCTTCACCAGGTCTCGCGTCGCCCAGGCGACCCGCTTCCGGTCCTTGCCGCTCTCGATACCCAGGACGCGGCAGAGGTCGGCCAGTGTCAGCTCGTCGGAAGTGCGGTCGAAGACGGCGCGAACCCGGGCGCCGATGCCGGTCTTGGTGCTGGTGGTCATGCTGCTGCCTGCCTCATTTCGATGACGACCGTCTGCTGTTCGATCAGCTCGTCGTCGGTGCCGTAGACTTCGTGGAATTGCCGGGACCCATCCATCAAGCTGGGACCGTATCTGGCAGCCGTCTCGCGGAATGAGAGGCCCCCCATGGGCTGATGCCGGTGGTGCCAGACGCACAGCGCGAAGCCGAAGGCGTGGCCGCGCCGACGGTTGCCGCTCTTGCAGTGTTGGTAGTCGCAGCCATAGACGACCTGGTCTGCGGTGAGGACGCCGCGCAGGTTCAGGATCAGACAGGCCATGCATGGGCCGACCTTTGCCGCCTCAATGCGCGCAGCTTCGTCGCGGGTGGGTGTCCCCGTGCTGGTGGTCAGCATCCGGCCAACGCCTCCAATCGGAGCGCTTCAGCCATGTAGTAGTCGTGCCGGCGCTGGCGCACGGCCTCACTGAACTGCAAGTCCAAAAGCGCAGTCTCCGCCGCAGCGCGCCAGACCTGCGCGAGCCGCTGCGGGTTGTCGTCGATGAGGTCACCCTGCCGGACCTTGGTCGCCATCAGTCATCGCCTCCGACCGCCTGACCGCCCTTCCGGCCAAAGTACCGGGAGCGGCCGGACGCGCCGGCCATCGCTGGGCGCTCGTGCATTGGCAGAGGGCCTTCTAGGTTGCGGAGGGCCATATGGGCGAAGTCGTTGGCCAGGTAGATGGAGCGGCCGGATTCGATATCCCGACCCTTGGCCAGGATCAGCTCCACCACGCCCTTGAGGTGGGTTTCCCGGTCGTAGTAGTCCTCCCGGTGGATGAAGACGATCATGTCGGCCTTCTGCTCGATCTCGCCGGACTCGCGCAGGTCGGCCATCGTCGGCCGCTTCTCGGCACGGCTGGACAGCGCGCGATTGAGCTGCGCCAGAGCGACCACCGGGCAATTGAACTCCTTCGCGAGCGTCTTCAGGCCCTGGGCGATTGCGCCGTACTCGAAGCGAGCCAGCTTGGCGTCGATCTTGAAGTCGTGGATGTGGTCGACCACCAGCAACCGGATTGGATCGCGCATATGCAGCGCGCGCGCCCGTGCCATCAGCTGGTTGATCGTGATCGATGGCGTGTCGTCGATGCTGAGGTGCAGCGACTTACGCTGCCTGACGGCCTCGGTGACCTGTGCCCAGTAGTCGTCCGCATCCGTCGGCGCCAGCAGCCAGTCGTGGGGAATCCGCCCGGCCGCCGAGATCCCGCGCCGGTGCAGCTGGTTGCGCGTCATCTCCAACGAAAAGACCGCCACATGGCGCGTGCTGGCGGCGCACTCGGCGATATTGAGGCCGGCGATCGATTTGCCCATGTTCGGCCGGCCACCCAGCACGATGAGGTCGCCATCCTGCAGCCCGTGCGTGGCCCTATTGAAGTCGTCCCATGGTGTGGCTAGGCCGGTCACCGTGCTGCCGAGCTCGTAGCGGTGTCGGAGGTCTGAGAACCAGTCCTTCAGGCTGCTGCTCGCGGGCGCCAGCCCTCCGGTCTGGCTGGGGGCCAAGCTCTGCACCAGCGTCTGCGCCGTGGCGAGCGCCTGATCTGGGTCAAAGCCCTGATCGAAGCCCGCATTGACGATCTCGGTGCCGGCCTCAATGATCCTGCGCGCCAGCGCCTTGTCGCGCACGATCTCGGCATAGCCGGTGATGTTGGCTGCCGACGGCGTCGTGTTGGCCAGCTCGAACAGGTACGCACCGTCACCGACCAGGTGGAGCTGACCTTGGGCTTCGAACCATTCCCCCATGGTGACGGCATCGGCCGGTCGGCCCTTCTCGTCCAGCGCGCGGATAGATTCGTAGATGAGCCGATGGTCCCGGCGATAGAAGTCCTCGGGCGCCAACCAATCCTGCACCCGGCAAAGCGCCTCAGGAGCGAGCATCAGCCCGCCGAGGACAGCCTGCTCGGCCTGCACGCTGTGCGGAGGCACTCGGAGCGCAGCGGCGGCTTCCATCAGGCAGCCTCCTCGCGCTCGAACAGCTTGAGCATGGTCTTCGGCTGGGTCATGAACTCGAAGTCGGGCAGCCAGTTCTCGTGCCCGCGGCCTCCGCCCTGCCGCCCCGAGTGGAAGTCGTCGCGCGCCGCAACGGCGAAGTACTCGACCCAGAACTCAGGCGGGATCGTCGTCTGGCCCTGGCCAAGGCAGATATCCCGGGCGATCGAGATGCAACGCCTGACCTGCAGCTGCCGGTTGTCGCGCCCCACCTTGGGATTCACCGTGGCCAGAAGCCCCCCACCGGGCTTGACCAACGGGCTGGCGTTCCAGGCCGCAATGGCCTGATCGGTCACTTGGGCCAGGCGCAGTGCCTTGTCCGCTGCGCTGCTGGCGCCCTTCCCCGCCCCGTCCTTCGGCGCAGCCGAGGACGAATCCGAGCGAAGCGAGGATAGCTCTTGCTCTGGAGACGGATTCGGAGACGGATTCGGAGACGGGGCAGAGCTAGAACCTGCTACGGGCATGCTACTAGCAGAATCTAGCTCTGCTCTGGGCATGCTAGTAGCAGGATCGGGCGTGCTAGCAGCCTGCTCAGGCTCTGCTTCAAGCATGCTCGCGGCATAGTCGGGCATCATCCGGGCAGCCTCGGCGCGGCCGTAACGGCGGCACAGCGCTGCGAAGCGGGCCTTGTCGGCGCGGCGTTCGGCGCCGGCAGCCCAGGGGTTGTGCTCGGCCCAGTCATGGATCGCGTACGTCCCCTCATCGCCGTCCAGGAAGCCGACCTCGCACAGCGCGCGCGCCAGCTCGCCTTCGCCTCCGGGCCAGTCCACAGCCAGCTCGATGTCTTCGGCCGACATCCCGGCCAGGTCACCATCGGGCCGGTTCGCCGCTACCCAGAGGAACAGGCACATCAGGCTCCAGCCCCCTTGGGGACCGAGACGACGCAGCAACTTCTTGGTCTTGGGGTGCGACGGCAGACCCGTCGCGATACGGGCGTCCTGCATCACTGCCTCCGCCCGTCGATGTCAGTGTGGTGGTACATGGCTTCTCCTGCGTCCCTGCTGGAACCCATCTCCCTCAACCGGCAGGTCGGCTGTCCCACCGAGAGCTACTCGGCGGTTAGAGGGGCGGGAATCGGTCAGTGCAGCTGGTCGAAAGGCAGCTGCGGTGTGGGCTTTCGGCGGTTCTCAGCGCGCGCGTCCTCTTCGGCGCATCGGCGCAGGTGCTCTCGTTCTTCCGGCCCGGTGATGGGTGGGCCGCCCTTCGACAGCGCAATGCACTCGTCCAGGTGCCGCAGCGTCTCTGCCTTGGTCATGACGTCCGCTCCTTCGCCACCTCGGCCTGCAGGCGCTCCACGGTCCTGCGCTGAAACGCCAGTTCATTGGCAAGGCGTGCGCGCCTCCATTCGGTCGTGCAAGAGGCCAAGCGGGCCGCCATGTCCTCCAGTCGGAAGGTCGCCTGCTCCAGCTGGATCTCCAGCAGGCTCTTCGGAGGCGTCGGCTCACGGGGCTTCATGGGCGGGCCGACGACGTACCTCTGGAAGTCCCCGGGCCTCACCAGGCAGTACTCCGGGGAACGCGGCAAACACGCCCAGCCGAGGCCCGGCATGCCCATCCCTTCAGCCGGAGCACGAAGCCGGCCCACAGCCAGCGGCGACGGACGGTGCACAGCGCGCGCGTCGTGGCATCCATCAGCCGCCCTCCCCGGCCGCAGCCTGAGCCTGCTGGGACACCTTCGAGAAGGCAGCCACCAGCTGCATGCACAGTCGGCTGATCTCGTCGGCCTCGTTGTGGCTGATGCGGTTATCGGCCATAGCGGCGGCGACGGCATCGGACAGATCGCCTTGGGCGCCAGCCGCTTTGAGCAACGTCCCGATGAGCGTGCCGGCGGTTGGGCCTTCTGCCGGCTGCACCGCGAACCCATGGCTCGCGGCCAGGGCGTGCAGAATCCGGAAGTCCCCGCTCTTGGCCATCAGCTCGTCGGCCTCTTCCAGCGCCAGGCGGTTGCGATCGCTGTTTGGGTTGACCTTGCCCCGCAGGGTAGCTGCGCTCATTCCAAGTCGCGGCGCAAGCGATTCGCTCCCGCCCGGGTACAGGTGCACGGTGTCGTAGGCGGCGTCGGTGACATTCACTGGCGGGACTCCCGAATGGAGACGGCAGGGCCACGCCGGCGCACGATGCGCCCATGGACGAGACCACTGGGGAAGGAGCCGCCCGCCTTGCGGTACGCTGGATGTGCGAACAACACAGCCCGCAAGGAGAGCGACATGACGAAAGGACGCGCGGATTCGGTCACCAGGCAGGAGCAAGCTATTGCCGTGCTGCTTGGCCAACAAATGGCAATCGAGTTGCTGGCGAACGCTCTCATTGCGAGCCACCCCGATCCGATCGGGGCGCTCGCCGCGTGGGAAGAGCTAAAGGCTCACTCGATCGACCGGCTGATGGAGTCAGGGGCTCTTTATCGGAATCAGCACTTCCGCGACTCGCTGCACACGCAGCTTGCATCGTTCGAGACAGGTCTTCGGGTCGCCGCAGATGCCTCAGACCGATCATTTGGTTGAGCCATGCGGCGTCGGCAGCTGCTTCGGCAGGCGTTCGCTTCGAGAGCCAATCCCGCAGCCACACGCGCGGGTTCCACCGGTCAGGCAGCATCGGCCACCCCCTGCCCTTCGGCGCGTTGAGTGCCCGCCTGCCGGTAGGATTGGAGGTGCGACCCAATCAACCAATTACCGGAGGCAGGCGTGAGGTACATCGTTACGATCAAGAAGGATTCGGGCATCGGCGCGGCGCTCATGCAGATTGGTCACGACGGTTTGAACGGTGGGAATCCGAAGCTGGACTGCTCGGCGGTGGACATGAGCCACCCCTACTTTTTCCACGCAACTCGCGGTCCAATAGAAACGGCGGAGGGTCCCAAACACGTGTCGGTTCACTTTCCGAACGACGCGGTGCTGTTTGTATTCGAGTACGCCAAGGGAGAACCGCACATAGGGTTCTGAGCAGTGGGCGCTTTTTGAGGGGGGCCATATCAGGCCCCCTCCACCGGAACGATCCGGCCGGCGTCTGGGTCGTTCGCCGGGGGCTCGCCGAACACGTCCGGGCGCAGCGAATGGCGCGAGACGCCGGTAGCGGCTTCAACCGCCAGAACGTGGTGTGCCGCCATAGGCCGTCGGCCGGTTGCCCATTGGGACACCAACGCGGGATGAACATGAAGTCTTTGCGCCAAGGCGCGCTGGCCGCCAGCGGCGGTAATGGCGGTAAGGATCGGCGTGCTCATTGGCCGACAGTAGCATCGCTACCTACGCATGTAAATAGCGCAGCTAATCGCGCCAAGCGCCACCCCTTAATAGCATTGCTCTATGCCTAGGCCTGCCAATCCCAAAACCCCCGAAGGGCACGCCCTGTCCGCAGCCATTGCAAAATCTGGTCGGACCCAGGCTCAGCTAGCCGAACGCTTGGACGTAACGCCAGGCTTCATCTCACAGTTTGCTAGCGGCCACCGCCCTGTGCCCTGGGACAAGGCGGCCGCGCTAGCTCCACTGGTTGGGGTAGATCCAAGCACGATCAGTGCAGAGTACCGACGCATCCGCGTCCATTTCTCCGGATCTCACTCCCAGAGATTGACCCGCGAGACCATTCTCGACGCCGTCAGGTTGGCCGCAGGCGCCGTTGTAGGCGCCGGCATGCCGTCCTTCGAAATCGAGACGCCCGAGGATGCCGAGCTGCTTGCGCTCGCCTTGGAAGAGGTCATGAGCGAGGGAATACAGGGGACCACCGACGGCGACGTGCTGCGCTTTGCGCGCAAAATTGGTGAGCCAGTGGAGAGAAAGAGTGGAAAAGGCGGATCGTCTGGACAGGATGGCCGAGTTGATAGCGCTGCGCGCACAGCGAAAGCTGGGGAAGAAGGCGGGCCTTCGGCTCGTAACCGCCGCAAATCTGCATAGGGAACTCCCTTCGGCGCCGTTGCATAAGACATCGACACAGCTGATGGATGCGGCGACGCGGGAGAGCCGCTTGCGAATGATCCGCAGCTTGGCATCGGCGTACAGAGGGTGTGGTTTTGGCCTCCTTGTAGACCAGGCGCTCCTTGGCAAGACGTGCCTTGACGACCTAACCGATGAAGAGGTCATTGCCCTTCACAGGAACCTGGATCGAGCTCGCGAATGTCTGCGGGATGGCATCGATTTCGAGGATGCAGGCCTTTTGCGATCAGTGGGCTAGTAAAGGGGGAGCAAATGAAGGAAGTTCCGCAAAAGTGGTGGCACCGGCTCTTGCTGGTCGCTTTGACATTGATCGTGGCGAGTGTGGCTTTGACCTCTCTGACATTGGCGATCAATGCATCGTTCGTTTGGAGAACTCATTTCAGTTGGGAGAAGGACTACGTCCATAGCCCGAAGGAGCGCCGCTGCGAGGTCATCGTCTTTCAGCACATGGGGGAAACCTCGCTCACCTGTGGCTTCCTAACTAATCCAAGCGACGTTTTGGAACTGCTGTCGAAGGCGGGCGCAGCTCCGCCTATCTACAAGTATGTGGAGAACGAATATGGCGCGGGGGTGCAGCTGAAGTCGATCCTCGACAGGGAACGATATGTGGCCTATTCGGAACGACCTTTTTCGTGGGAAGAATTTGCTCCGGGTTTCGGAAAGGCAGTCCTTGCGACAGGTTTCACTGCATTTCTTGCTTGGGCTCTGTACGTTCTGGTGCTCTACGTGGTGTACGGCGCTCGCGTGAAGATCGTCCGCCCCAATTTTAAATAGCTTCGCTGTTGCATTTCGTAAGTAGCTACGCTATTGTCGTCCTGCGCCCCACGAAACCGGCCGTTGCCGGGGGGCTCGGAGACGGCAATGGATCTCGCACCCCGCTTCACCCAGACCCGTGACGACGCCGGGCTGGTCCTGACGGTTCTCGATTCCTCGACCGGCCTGGAGTGGTCGGCCAAGCCGGTCGGCGAGGACATCACCCACGAAGAGGCGGGCAAGCTCTGCTCCGCCCTTCGCCTCGGCGATCACGACGACTGGCGCCTGCCGACCCGGCAGGAGCTGCTTTCCCTGGTCGATCTCAACCGCTTCAGCCCGGCGATCGACACCGACGCCTTTCCGGACTTCCCCTCCAGCTGGTTCTGGACGAGCGACCTGTGCGCCTGGTCTTCGGCGTCCGCGTGGCTCGTCTATTTCTACGGCGGCTACGTCAACTACGACCGCCGCTACAGCTACGGGTTCGCGTTGGCCGTGCGTCGTGCCGGTCAGTAATTGGCCCTTTTGCCTGATTCGGAGATCGTCATGAATACCGAAGAGCGCACCGCCTCACCAACCCCGGGGCCTTACTACAGCGGCCCGGGGACCACGACCATCTGGTCCGGCAATGGCTCCGTCCGTATTGCCGACTGCAGGTCGCCGCACCTCAATACTGATGGCAATGCTGCCAACGCCCAGTACCTGGCGCGATGCACTGCCCTGCCCGGCCTCCTGCGCCGCGCCGAAGCCACTCTGCGCGCCCAGGGCATCGTTGGGCGCCAGCACAGCGCGCGGCCTATCGAAGAGCTGCAGTTCGACCTTCAGCGCGCTCTGGTCGAGCTGGGGGACGTAGCGTGAGCGCGGCCGTGATTCCGTTCCGCCGGCCGATCCGACTTGAACGCGCTGACGGCGCCGCTCGCGCGGTCTACCTGGCCGCGCTCCGGATGGGCTATGCGGCCCACCTCGCACTGCGCGCCTCACGGCAGGCTCGAAAGGACGTCCTCGAAACCCAAGCCAGCGGTGCCGCCGTGGTGTCGCGGCTGTCTTGCGAGCTGCGTCAGGCCGCCCGGAGGACGAAGGCATGAAGCCTTTCGACAAAGAGCTGGCCGCCATCAATCGGGCGCACGGCATCGACCTGGTCATCTGCACCGCTATCGCTTTCCTCGCCGGCTTCGGTGCGGCCTACCTGGTCCTGGGGGTCTCCCGGTGAACGATCGCGACTTCTTCGCGGCCATGAGCCTCGGCATCCCGCCCCTGCCTACACCGGCCGACCTGGTCGTGACTGACTGCACCGAGGTCCTCACGGGTAATAGGGATCTCGAACTCAGTGAAGCCGAGCGCATCGGCGAGGGGGAACGAGCATGAAACGCTATGGAGCCCTGATCGTGCTGATCATCTCGGTGGCCATGCTGCTGTTCGCTTCCCGGCTCTGCGCTGAGCGCGCCGCCTGGTCGGCCGCGGCGCTGCTGCTTGTCGTCGCGATCGTCTTGGCCTTTCAGTGGCCCCAGACGTGGCGGGAAGCCCGGAGGCGCCACGCATGAGCACACAGCGCCAGATCAGCCACGCCGACAAGCTGCCGGCCTGCAAGCGCGGACACAGCGCGCGCCATATCCATGACTGTCGGCGCCCCACTGCCGGCGGCGGCCACTTCATCGAATGCGCGTGCGGGTCAACCAGCAAACACCCGGAGTACGACGACGCGATGCGCGAGTGGTGCTCCAAGAACGACCACCCAATTCCCAAGGCAAGCGCGCAGCGCGGTCTTCCCCTGGGCACCGTCACCGCTATCCGGAGGTCCTGACGATGATGAGCACCATCCAGCGCGATGCCATGTCGCGCGCCCAGGCCGGCGACTGGGATCTCGCCGACGCGATCGAGCTGTGCTGTGAGGGGCGGCTGCACGTCGACTATCGCGGCGGCCGCCTGGATCTCTTGTTCGGCATCTGGGAGGGCGGCCGGCTTCGGCGATTCGCCTATGGCCAGGCGATTGAGGACGACCTCGACCCGGACATGGTCTACGACGACGTGATGGTCGTGACCGACCTCAACGGCAACCGTCTATACGACCGCAGCCGTGTGGACGAGCCGCCCACCGATCCAGCCCTCTACAGCTCCCATGAGCGCACGCCCATCTGGGCCCTGAAGGTCCTTGCCGACTACCAGCGCGCGCTCCCCGTCCCCACGCAAGCCCCTTTGATAGCCGAGGCCGCCTGATGCACATCACCGTAGAATCCACCAAGCTGGCCGAAGCCCTGAAGTTCAGCGCGGCACCGGCAAAGTCGCCCCTGGACATCCTCCAGTTCGCCCGCCTGACCGCAAGCGATGGCGAGCTGCATATCGAGACCACAGATACCGAGGTCTATTCGACCGTTTCCATCCCGGTCGACATCGAGGACGAAGGGAAGCTGATGCTCCATGAGGCCACGCTTCGGAGCATCAGCGCCGGCAGCGGCATCCTGCAGATGCGAGGCGATGGCAGCGTGCGCCGTGGGCGATCTCACTACCGGGTCGGCGTCCACCCATCTCCGGAGGACTTCCCCGACCTGGAGACGGTGGGCTGGTCTCCGCTGGAAATCCCCGCGACAGCACTGGCCGAGGCCCTCGCACACGTCGGCTACGCCCCCGATGACAAAGACGTTCGGCCCTACTGTCGCGTGGTGATGGTGGAGGCCGGCCGGGTATGGGGTACGGATGGCAAGGTCATGGCGCGGCGGACATGGAACTACGACACACCCCGCTTCGGCATTCCGGCCTACCAGGTGCCGCGCCTCATGGATGCGCTGTCCGAGCCTGAAGCGCATGTGTTCATCGGCCGAGTGCCGCGCGTCGAGCATATTGTCTCCCTGCGCGTCTCCAGTCCGGGGCGTCGCTTCACCGTTCGTATGTCTGATCCGGGAACCGCCCTCAACGTCGAGAAGCTGGTTCCGGACCCGGACGCCGCCGGCGCGCGGGTGAGGTTCGACCGCAAGGCGCTGGTCGATGCGCTCCGCCGCTTCCAGCCCTTCAGCTCGTGGAAGAGCGAAAAGGGCATGAACTTCCTGTTCGCTCTGGAACTGACCAGCGATACCGTATTCCTGAGCGACCGCGCCGGCGAGAACGTCGAGCACCTTATGGAGGCGGGCGCGGTTATCGAGCACACCGGAAAGATCCGGGTCGGCCTGCACCCGAAGCAGATGATCTCGATCCTTGGGGCCATTCGCAGCGACCAGGTCGTGCTGCATTTGGCCAAGGACGTGAAGGCAGCCGCGCTGATCCAGGCAGCCGACGTTCCGGTGTCGGAAGTCGCGCACGTCCTGATGCCCTTCACCCTCTGAGCCCGGGC